ACGGCCTCGACGTTCGAGCACAGCACCCGCGGCGCGCCGCTGGGCGTCTCGACCACCCGCAGCCCGAGCCCGCGCAGGAACTTGCAACGCCGGGCCTTCTGCTCGCGGCTTATGCCTTCGCAGAGTTCGTCGAGTTGGGTGTCACTGAGCCACATGGTGGTGCCTGGAAGTTGCTGAAACGACTTTAGCAGGTGCTAAGTTTTTTACAAGTGCTGTTTCGACTCAAGTTCGATCAGCAGGTCGAGAAAGTGGCGGGCCTTCTCCAGATCCTTGATGCCGCCCTTGTCGCGCCAGCGGGTCACGTACTTGATCACGCTGCCCTCGGCGAAGGGGATGCCGTTCGCGTGGATGAACTCGATCGGCTGGATCTTCAGCTTCTTGTAGTGGCCGCCAGCGACCTGGGTGTTGAGGGAACTGGTCGGCGCGCCAATGCGGGGCGCGGCGCGTGCGGACTCTTCGTCGCGCCGACAATCGGGGCAGAAGGGGGTCGTTTCATACCGAGGGTGTCGGAGGCACTTCATTTCTGCCCTTTCGCTTTCAGGTAGTCGAGCAGCGCGTCCTGCACCGCGCGCTTGGAGTCTCGCCGCGCGACGACGACTTCGTCGACGGTGTCCGCTGCGGCCAGGTAGTGGACGAACACGGGGCGGTCGAGCCCGGCTTGCGCTTGGCGTACCGGGCCCACGCGCTCGACGAGCTGGTCGTGCTCTTCGCTGTTCCACCATGACGTGAAGAAGCACACGATGTTCGTCACCCGCTGCAGGCCGTCCACGCCGTGGCCCAAGCTGGCCGGGTGGGCGAGCCCGAGCGGCGCGCCGCCGGCCTTGAACCGGGCCATGCCTTCGTCGGTCGCGAGGTTCGCAGCCGTGGGGAACGCCTTCGCGATCCGCGCGAGATCGCTCTTGAAGTGGTAGGCCACGAGCACCGGCATGCCGGCCGCTTCCTCGACCACGGACTCGAGGGCCTGCAGCTTCGCGTCGTGCACCTCGACGAACGTGCTGCACGTCTCGTCGGTGTAGACCGCGCCGCTCGCCATCTGCAGGCACTTCATCGACTTGGCCGCTGCGCTCACGGCCTCGATGTCGTGGCCTTGCAATTGCGTGAAGAGCTCGCGCTCGAACTCGCGGTATTGCGCCTCGGCCTTCGCGGGCATCTTCACCTTGATCACGTTGCGCACCGGGTCTTTGATGTCGAACCAGTCCTTCGCGTTCAGGCTCAGGCACACGTCGCGAATGCGCTCTTGGATCTCGGCCTGGCTGTGGGCGTGCGGCACGAGCTGCGTGAACCCGCTGTCGCCCTTGGCGATGTTGTAGAACCACCGGCCGGTGAAGCCGCTGAAGGTGCGGCCCAGCCGCTGGCCGGCGTCGATGAACCAAGCGAGGGGCCAGACATCTTGGATTCCGTTCGGGGCTGGCGTACCGGTGAGCAGCACCATGCGGTCGACATGCTTGTGCGCGACCTTCGCCAACGCGCGAGCGCGCTGGGTGCCTTGCCGCAGGCGGAACCCCTTCAGTTTCGAGGCCTCGTCTACGACCACCATCTTGAACGGCCAGTTGTCGCCGAAGTGCTCGACCACCGTGGGCAACACCTCGAAGTTCGTGCAGTACAGGTCGGCGTCAGCCGCGAGCGCGCGGCGTCGGGTCTCCACGTCGCCTACAGCGACCGACACACGCAGGTGGGCGAACTGCTTCCACTTGCGCACCTCGTCGGGCCACACGTCACGCGCCACGCGCACCGGCCCGATCACCAGCACCTTGAGATCGGGCTCGACCAGGCGCAGGCAGTTGATTGCCATGAGCGTCGCGCTGCCCTTACCGGCGCCCATGAACACGAAGACCCCGCATCTCGGCACGTCGATGATGTGGTCGCGGATGATCCGCTGATAGGGGTGAGGTTCAAAGTTCCGCATGGTTCAACTTTGCGAACTCGCCGAAGTGCCGCACCGCTGCGATGTCGTAGGCCATGGCTGCCTCTCCTGGGTTGTCGAAGCGGCCGAGGTACGTCTGCTTGCCGTTGATCTTGATTTGCGCGTGCCACTTACCGCTGCGATTGTTGCGTGACACGCCGCGGTAGCCCGAGATGTTGCGCGGGTTCGACGATGCGTTGCCGGCGTTGCCCTTCTCGTCGCACGGTCGCAGGTTGTCGATGCGGTTGTTCGTCTTGGCGTTGTCGCAGTGGTCGATGTGGTACGGCACCTCGCCGTGGGTTAGGAACCACGCCAGGCGATGCGACCGGATGAACTTACCCAGCAGGTTGACGTGCAGGTAGCCTTTGCCGTCGACCGTGCCGACGACATCGCCGGCCTTCGCATTCGCGGCTCGCGTCACGCGCCGGGTGATCAGCCCCGTGGTCGGGTCGTAGGCAAACAGCGAGGCCAAGAACTCGCGCGTGAAGCCTTGCAGCGTCAGGTCACGCATCGAGCAGCCTGTCGACGCCTTCGATGCTGTCGATGACGACCACGCGCTGGCCCATCTTCTCCATGCGGGCGTGCTCGCGCAGTTGGTGGGACTCGGGCTCGACGCCGGTGGCTTTGAGTTCGACCCAGATGGTGCCGAACGCCTGCTCAGACCACATGGCGAGATGAACGGATTGCCCTCTGCGCACTTCCGGCAACATCACCAGCCGATCCGGCGCGCCGCGGCGGCCGATCCACTTCACTTTGCGCACCTCGCCGCCCAGCGCCTTCACGCGCTTGACGAGGTAGGCCTCGATGTCACGTTCTCTCATCGTCTTCCGTTTCTACGCCCGCCGGCGTTCTGTTCATTCGCCATCGGCTCGCCGTGGTTGGGGTGGATGCAGCTCGTCACCTTGCAGTGGTGCTCCCAAGTGTCGTTCTTCTCGTCGAACTGCACGCCCGCGAACACCTGCGCGGCGACGCGGTGGGCGCGCACCTTCTTGTGCTTGCCGTCCACGCGCAGCGTCAGCCGGCCGTAGCCGCGGCGGTCGCGGTTGCCCGTCCAGATCCAGCACTCGGACGGCTCGCCGTTGATCGTGTGGCCCATGTGCTCGGCCGCGCTGTTCGCGAGCAGGCGGTCCTGCAGGTCGCGGTACTTCACAGCCGAAAGGTCAGCGCGAGGGCCGCCAGGATCGACACGACGAGGATGCAGGCCCACAAGCGCGTGCCGTCGCTGCGCGGCCTGTGCGGGCCGCTGACGGGGCTCGCACGCTCGGGCTTGATGCGCGGCGTGTAGGCACTGCCGATCAGCACCTTGCCGGTGTTGTACGGGGTCATGCCACACCCCACAGCACGCCGACCTGGTGCACGGTGCCGTCGGGGTAGACGACCACGAGGTGCGTGCCGTCGGTCTTCGTCTCCCAGAACTGCAGCCTGCCGGCCGCGGCGAGTTCGCTGAAGAGCTGCGGGTGGCGGCGCGCGATGCTCAGAACGCTGTAGGTGTGGCGGTGCATGGTCAGCCCTTGGTGCTCTTGAAGATCGTGACCTCGCCGCCACCGCGGCGGATCAGGTTCGCGTAGCGCACCGCCTCGTACCAATCCGTCGTGCTCTTGAGCACTACGCTGGTCTTGTCGGCGACGACGATGTACTCGGTGTCCATGGGGTTCTCCGGTTGGCGTTGCGATGAGCAGATATTAGCACCTGCTAAAAGGTTTGCGCAAATGGAAAACCCTTAGTCGCCCATGTGGTGAACGCGCGAGCCGCCGGCCCACGCGCTGGGCGCTTCCGTCTTCTGAGCGCGCGTCTCGGCCAGGGCCTTCTGGTACTTGGCGATGTGGTCGCGCAACTCCGCGTTGCGGGCGTTGGCTTGGTCGCGTTGCCGGGTCAGCGTGCTGATCTTGCGGCGCAGGTTCTTCAGTTCGTTCGCCTGCTTACCGTAGGTCTCGAAGATTTCCTTCAGGTGGTGGAGCGCTTTGCTGTCTTTCATGGCAGAACCTCGAAGTCGTCGGTTATCGGGCAGACGTGCTCGACGCCGGGCTTGCTGCTGAACAGCACCCACCGGCCGCCCTGCTGGCGCCAGCGCACGTCGGTCGAGCCGCAACGGCTGCAGCGCGGGGTGCGCGGCTCGGGGTCTTCGTCAGCGTCGTGACGATCGAAGTAGTCGGGGGTTCTCACTTGCGGTACCTCTTCGCTTCAAAGCCTTCGGCGGCCAGCGGCATGCCGGCCGCCCACGGCGGCGTGGCGCACAGCAGCGCGGCCAGGCGTTCGCCGGTGAACTCGTCGGTGTCCGGCGCTTCGCACACCACCTCGTCGTGCACGGTGGTCACGATCTCGAAGCCGGCGGCCTCGAACAGCTTGCCGCCGTAGGTCTTCAGCCGCTGCCACTTCCGGCTGTACTGGTTGATCCCCATGTAGGTGATCTCGCCGCCGTCGCCGACCTGCGGGTGCGGGTAGCACAGCGCGCGGCCCGAGGGCAGCACGAGGCGCAGCCATGCGCCATCGCGGCGCACCTTGAGCTTGCCGCACACCAGCGTGACGCCGGGCGCGTTGATGGCCTCGCGCACGGTCTCGGCGAGCTGCTTCCAGTAGGCGCTGATGGCGCCGTGGCCGCGCCGCCAGCCGCGTTTAAGCGCGTCACAGGTCACGAACGCCTGGTCGGACAGCCCGAACGTCGAGCGCTTCTGATCGCGGGACCATTGCAGGAAGCCCTGCGCCTCTTCGCGCAGATCCGCGGGCAGGGTGTCGAAGACACGCCGTGCGAGGTCTTCGAGATCGATGTCGTAGGCGAGAGCGAAAGTCACCCACGCGCCCACGCCACCCTCGTAGCCGAAGGCCAGTTCCATCACCTTGCCGATTTGGCGCATCGCCTTGTCGACTTGATCGAGCGGGATGTTGAACGCCTTGCTGAACGCCCACTTGTACAGGTCGGGCCCGGTGCCGGCGTCGTACTCACGGAAGGCCTGCAGCTTCCACTGCTCGCCGGCCAGCCACGCCTGATCGCGGCCCTCGATGTTCGACAGGTCGGCGCAAACCAGCTTCTTGCCGGGCGGCGCGACGATCGCGCCGCGGATGGCCGACACGCACACGTGCATCACGTTGTCGAACAGCAGGTGCTCGCAGTCGTTCAGCATCGCCTCGATGCCGAAGTCGATCTCGTCCTGCGGCAGCAGGCCGCGCGATGGCAGGTTCTGCGGCTGAAAGAGACGGCCCGCCCACCGGCCGGTGCGCGACGCGCCGGCGAACTGCAGCGTGCCGCGCAGCCGGCCGTCGCTGCTGGTACCGCGCAGCAGCGTGTTGTACTTCGCGACGCTGGTGCTGCTGGCCTGCAGCCGGTTCTGCAGCAGTTCCTTCACCGCCCACGGCAGGGCAGGATCTTCGATGCGGCGCTCAAGCGTGGACATCTGCATGTCGGGCAGGTCGACCCCGTACTCGGCGAGCAGGTGCTTCAGCAGCGCGTCGCGCTGGGTGGTCGCCTGCAGCTCGCCGTCGGTCAGCTCCTGGGCGCGTTCGGCCAGCGCAGCCTTCGCGCGGTCAGCAGCGCGGATGGCCGCGTCGACGAGGCCCATGTCGATGCACATGCCGCGCTGGTTGATCTTCTGGTCGAGGTGCCACAGGTCGAGTTCGCGGCCCTGGTAGTTCCACGCCGGCATGCGCTTGCGGTTGGCCCGCATGGCGACGATGTCGCGGGCGCCGTAACGCACGAACTTCAGCCACTCGTCAGGGTGGGTCGCCTTCGTCGCGCGGCGCAGTTTCTGGTTTGCGGGCCGGGGCTTGCAG